AAAGGCACTACCAATTCCACTAATCATGCTACTCATACCGGAAATAGCACTAGTGCCTACACTAGCAAGAGTATTCACTCTACTTAACGCAAGACCTAACGATACAAGTGGAACTACCATTGTTCTTCCTCGCTATCTAGGAAACTGTAATCTAGTGTAATAGTTTCGTTTGATGTTTTATTTTGCATCGTTTGTTTATCTCTTTCTGCTTTATCTTTTTCTTCCATAACAATGGCCCAATTTAGAGATTGTCTAAAAGTTTCAATAGGCATTGTTAGAACTTCCTGTAGTGATATATTGTAATGTTTTGCGACAAAGTATGCGAACAATTGATTTTGAAGTTTGTAATCTTCTCCGTTGCTAATTTTTTGTTTTTCTAAAAATTGTTTAATTTTCAATTGCTCGCTTTCGTAAAACCCGATTGCATCATCTCCGCTAGATGGTCGGGCTTTGGTAATAATTCAGCGATTTGATTTGCTATGTGTGCTTCTAAACTACCCAATTCTTCGGGGGTTAGAGAAGGGTTAGTTTGTGTAACCCAATGTGTGAAAGCGTAACGCCAATATCCTTCTAAGTCTAAAGTCGCTTCACCGTTTGCTTCTATTTTGAACATATTCTGTGCGGCATTTTGCACATCAAAAAAGGTAATTCCTCTAATCCAAACTTCCATTACTAAGTCGGGATTATTAGGGTCTACACTAATTTGGTATTTTTGTTCATTCTTCTTCGTCAATAAATTCTCCTTGTTTGCTATTTGGGGCATCATTTTCACCTTCGGTTACAGCCTCTTGCGAGGGGGTATCCACAGAATCCTCAACAGCCTCTTGCGAGGGGGCATCGGCTTCTACTTCTTCGGTATGTCCTAACAGTTTTTCATCATGTCGCTTCAATCGTAACACTACTTCGGCTTTTGTGCCTCTTATTGTAATACCACGCTCTCTACAAACATCTTGTAATTCACGAACTGTATAGGAACTGTAATCTATGTCTTCTTCTCTACTGAATATATTTTCCACTACGGGTTCTTCCACTACGGGTTCTTCCACTACGGGTTCTTCCACTACGGGTTCTTCCACTACGGGTTCTTCCACTACGGGTTCTTCCACTACGGGTTCTTCCACTACGGGTTCTAGAACTTCTTGTACCGCTTCTACCCAAGTGGGAATTTCTTCTATTTCTTCTTTTTCTTTAGATATATCTTCAACGCTTTCTTCAATATCCATCTGTACATCTTCAATCTCTCCGTTATCAACTTCAATCACAGCAGGTGTATTAGAAACAAATTTTTCTTCCACTTCTTTTCTAGACATTTTGGGGTCAATATCATCATCATCAAAAATATCTCCAATAGATTCTCTTAGATAAGCCAAATAACCTTTAGCACCTAATTTGTTGAATTTTTTCCTTCTTCTAGAAGCACTAATACCTATAGCAGAAAAAAACTCATTCATCTTAAGACCTCAATAATGGAAAATTGTATCTTGGCTGAAAACCCTAATTGACTTAGGTAAAATTTTCAGTTTAGATTTAATTGGAGATTGGTCGTCTGGTATTGGTAACGATGCCTCTACAATGTTATAATCATCCATTACTATGTCCATAGATTCTCTACCACTAGCAGAAGAAGTTCCTTGTTTAGTAAATGAGAGTCTAATCATTTTGTTTGCATTATCGAAATTTCTAACAGCCCTTCGTAATTCGTGATAAAACACAGGGTCATCTACAATAATCTCCATATCTAACTCATACTCAGTTTTACCCTCTACAGCCAAACTAGCGTTTCTAGCCCCTGCAAACGGAATTTGGTCTGTTGCCGCATCTTCTATTTTATTACCGCTAATTGTATAAAATTGCTCAACCCCTGTTTTACCTTTCAAATCAAAAGATATAACTTGACCTACTCTAACACCTGCTATGTCTACTGTGCCGTTGTAAAACATATACGGCTTCTGTGTACCTTTCCCGATACCTGCCTTACGCCTATTTGCTTCCGTGTTAGCAGTATCTTCAAAGATTCTATGAACATCGTATCTATCACCCTTTGTAGACTCTAGCCTACCTGTATCGGTATAACACAAAGCGGCATCGAAATCAATGTTCATTCTTACGGCGGCATCTGTATCCGCAACCATTGAAAATTCTTTTACCTTACAGCCTTTGAAAACTCTTGTAAGTTGTTTAGCATCCGTAGCACCACCATCTACAATTTCATCTCCTGCACCATCTTCGTCTTGATTATCCAATCTCCTAATGCTTACTTCCATTGCGAAAGAAGGCACAGTAGTCTTAGAAAATAGCATTCTATTTACAGGATTAGTTATTGCTCTAGTAGATGTATTCACACTAGGTGTTGTGTCTGCGGCGTTACCACCATCGTAACTTACAAGTTTGATTGTTTTTCCCGAATCATGTTGGAAATTCAAACCATCATCTAACCATATGTATCCTGTGCTAGTAGTGCTATTCCAATAATATGCGGCTATCCTTCTAATCTCATTTTTCTGTGTAGCAGTAACCAAGTCTTCCGGCCCTATATCTGTAGCACAGTATGTTACAGGACTAGACCCTTCTTCTTTGTATAGATGAACAGGTATTGTATCAGTATCAGCCAAATGAATATACTCACCTACACAACTACCCAAAGTGCTAGTACCATGTGTGATGAGCGTTTCACCCACAGAAGGTGCTGATGTTGTGGTTCTTGATGCCGCACCCGAATCGGGTGTGAACTTCACTACTTCTTGACCTAAAGCATAGTAAAGCCATCTCGCGCTATGCATACTAGTTTCAAAACTTCCACCTATGTTGGTAAATCTACCCGGCACTTGTACGGCCACATCTCTACCTAAACCTATTACATGATAACGCTTCAAATCCACTTTAGTTTCCGGCAATGAAACCGTATTCAATAAACCCATAAATTGGTCTGTTAATACACTTTCAGAAGAATCATCGGCGGCTGTACTGTGTTCCATATCATAATCCATTGTTGGGGTTTTGAAAGAATGAATGTGAATTGTTCCTTGCCCGGAATCAGTAGTAGCGGCAGATGTTCCGCTAAACATCTTAGGTGTGATTGTTAAATCTGTATAACTGAATGTTAAAGTGGTATTATTGTTAGAAGCACTAGCATTCGCACTTAACTCAAATGTAGTTGAATTGGTTATGCTAGATACCCTTGCACCACTAGGAATACCTGTTCCCGATACAGACATACCAACAGAAATTGAAGAAGTGCTATCCATTGTAACTGTAGCATCATTGTTAGTAACATCGCAAGTAGCATCAGTATCAGCAAATAATTGATTCTTAAGAATTGTAAATCTTCTTCCCGATGTTGCATAATTATCATTTATGTCGAAACTTTGGCCTGTTGCTAAATTAGAAAAAGTCAATTCGCAACCAACCAACATACCCACAGGAAAAGCCAACTTACCGCTATCAATAGGGGCTGTGCTACCACCTGTGCCTGTTAGCCTAATTGTAGTTGTATCATCACTAGCAGATTCCGCTTGAACTGAAAATACAAACGTTTCATCGAAATGAGTTGGTAGTTTTACACTAGATTCGTGACCGAATGATATTTCTGTTAAATCACCCTTATAGACTGTAGACGGCATATTTTTCACCTCATGGTATTAGTTCTGCGAATATAATTACTTCAACTTGGAAGGTCATGCGGAATAACTGCTTACTCCTATCAGACAGGTCTGTACGCGTCTTGTATACAAGCCTATCGAAATTTACACCATCTCCCTTGCGCTTCGTGTGTATAAGTCGCCTTATTTCATTTTCCATTAACTTTAATCTATTCCTTCCTTTTGTAGTTCTAATATCTACCGTGATGTTTATTCTTGTAGTTACAAAATCATAAAGAATTTCGGGAACTTCTTCGTTATGCGCTGTTTCAAAAACCAACACATAATCATGCTTTTTCATATCAATACGCTTACCTCTTTCGGGTTCTGTGGTTGCTATATCAGCAATTATTGGTTTGATGTTTTCAGTATTGCCTCTATTCCAACTTTCTGTGAATAAATCCACAATAACATCTATTCCTTCTTTGAAAGTAGCAACCATTACTCAACCTCCAAAAAATAATTCTCATCGGGTAATAAATCACCTGCTGAAAAAATTAAGTTATGTTCTTTTAGAGCAGGAGATTCTCTCAACATTCTTTCATCAACATTTTTTTGAATCTTTTCAATTTCTTCTACAGACGCATAATCCCCATTGGATTTTACATATGTTTCGCCATTTTTCTTAATACCGTATATCGAACATTCTTGTCTTAGAATTTTCTCCCTAAATTCTTCGGGGTGTCCTTGTACAAGATTCTTAAGAGTCGCTTGCATCTCTCTTGTTTTGTAAGAATCTCTAAGACTTCTAATATAGTCTAACTTTTGACTTTTTTCAAAATCATTCAAACGCAACCACCTCAACATAGCGAGGAAGTATTCTATCAATATCTTGACGATAAAGTTGAATTTTTGAAGTTAAATCAACATTTTGAGTTCCTTCCGGTATCAAAACACTTCTATCATCAGACATTAGAATATCAATAGCAACCATTTTTGTACAAATATCTTCAATTGCTTTTTCCAAATATCTCTCACCATAGATGTATGATACCTTAACAGCATTCCACTCAAAGAAAGGATAGGAGTTGTTAAAGTAAACAATACCCATTTCGTGGTCTATCCACCAATCTCTAAGCCTTCCTTTATCTCCACTAGAACTACCACCTTGCAGGTCTATCTGAAATTGATGTTGTGTTAGTGTTCCCCCAATTTCACTCAAAGAACCCCCATCACTAACTACTATCGAGCATCCTGTGAAAGATGTGTCTGTTTTACCTGTGTAACTAAATACTTCACCACTAGCATCAACAACAACTCCCGCATCAACAAATCCGCTTGTGCTATCAACATTGATAGTTTGAGAATTTAGACTACTGAAAGTAGCAGATGCAGTAGCAGTTTGACTAATCTGTATATCGCTGTTAGTAGCAACAATACTACAAGTTTCACCGCCTTTAGTATCCCTCATACTTGTGACTTTTATTACACCTGTTCCATAATCAGAATTAGCAGTTGCTAAAAATTCATTGTTTAATGCTACATTAGATGTGCTTCCTTCTAATGTATAATTAGGAGTAAAAGCCAAAGCAGTTTTACCAACTCTATCCTCTTTGTTTACCAAATCGGCAATATTTTGAGCGGTTGTTGCTTTATCAAAATCTGCTCTCCATTGTGTAGTTCCTGTTCCCGTAGAAAGGGTTGCAGAACTACCATTACCTGCCGAGATAACAATATGACTAGTGCCTAAACTACGCACACTATCGGGTATTGTTATTCGTGCTTCTGCCGCACCTATTTCCCTGTAATCATCGCCTTGCCATAGTTCTATGCGTAACATTTGTTGAACATTTCTGAATAATAGGGGGGTTGTACCCACATAATCGGTATAATATCGCCTTCTATATGGCTTATATGTGTCGAAATTGATATATTCTGCTGTAACTAAATTTGGCCGCCAAGAGTTATGAGTGATGTTATCTATTCTATCTTGCGACCTTTTGATTAGTTCTTCCACTTTACTTCTCTTTACGCCTCTAGTTCTACCGTTTGTAAAAGAGGCTTGATTCTGCACATAGGTATTATCGGCAGACTGATAATCAGCCGCAGTTATGCTACTAGTAAAACCTAATTTAACTCCGTTAATTGAAGTAGCAATAGAACTAATTGTGCGCTCTATACCTAAAGGGTCTGCGTCAGAATAAATCAAAATTGTATCATCTACACTATATCCTGTATTACGATATTCAGCACCCGTTATGTAAACACCATCGCTATCACTATCATAAGCAACTGCAACGGCTTCTTGAGGGCCAATTTCAAGCAAATCTGCTACTTTTTGAGCAGTTGTATAAACGATAGCATCGGGGTCTAAAGGTCGTGTTTCGGCTTCACCCGGACTGAAAACTTGAGGCATTATCTAACACCTCATCTAAACTCCGGTCTTAAATTACCATCTTCATCCAACATTGTATTCAAATATTGTTGTGCTTTAGCGGGATTAAACTCATCTTCTACTTGCATTGCAGGTGTAGGATTTTCAATTAAATTCATAAAATCATCCAATGTAGTGGCTTCATTTACTTTTCTTTCTCCTAGAGTTTTAACAGTTTCATGCGCTTCTCTAGCCTGTTCCATTTGTCGCATCCTATCTTCTGTAGACATTTCTGCTTGTCTAGCCTCTTTTTCTTCTTGGAATGTAGATTTAGGTGTGATAGGATTAGCCATAGCATCATCAATGGAAGGAGTAGCCAAGTATCTTTCTTCTTTTTCTCGTTGATACTTTTCCTTCGGAGTTTCTGTTATTTCTTCTCTCATCGCTTGGTTAAGTTGATTTTCTAAAGCAGTTCTATCTTGTAAATCTTTTAAGTCAAAGTTTTGTGTTAATTGGGAAGGTAATGGTTTGTTAAAATCGGCTTGAATCTTCGGGCCTGTAGCACCCGAACCTACTCTTTGTCTAAGTTCTTCCAAAGTAGTAGGTTCACCTCTAAATGTAGTTCTAAATCTATCTTCTCTCGGTGTTCCAAAATAAGTGTCTTGTTTCGGTAACACAGGTTGTGTGTTTAGATTTTGCTTAAACTCTAATATTTGTTTCATGTTATCGAAATTAGCCTCTTTCCCCATCATTTGAAGAATTTGTTTTGCATCTTCTAAATCTTTCATTGTAATATTAGATTGAACAGGTGCAGGTGTAGGTTGTTGAGGGGGTCTATCAGTTCCACTAGAGAATTTTTCTCTCCAATTATCTTTATCTGCTTCTAAATTACCCCTATTTACCCTTTCTTCAAATCTTTTTTGCGCTCTTTCACGCCCTTTTTGCTTCTTAGTATCCTTAAATTCGCTTATTTGTTCGGGAGAAAGAGGGGTTAAACCAAATTTTTCTCGGTTTTCTTCTATATGCCCTGCTAATGTTTCGGCCACTTCTTTTTGTTTGCCTTTTTTCATATCTGCAAATTGTTTACCAATTTTTGGGTCTGCTCTTAATTTAGCATAAGCATAAGCAAGAGTAGAACCTTGAAATGGCCCTTCTTTTTCGGGATGTTGTGAGTGTGAAAAATATTGCCATTTCTTCTTAGGTTTCTTTTTGGCTTTAAGGAATGTCCAAGCATCCTCAAAACTCATTCCTTCACCCCTAAATTATACTCCATTGGTTTTTTACAAGCACCGCAATTTTCTCTCCAAAGAAAATGTAGCATACCACAATGGACACATCTAGTGCCGGATTTGATATTTAGAACATCAGATGCCTTTTGAGCATTCGCTCTTTGTTTAGTCACAACACCCTTCAAAGGGTTTTGTTCGTCTACAACCACATTGGCTTGATAGGATTCTTCCGCTCTAACATTCTGTTTTTGCGCTCTCTCTATATCGTCAATATCGAGATTATGAAGTTCAAAACCCATACACCATCATCACCCATTCAAGGCTTCTGATAAACCACTAAAAATATATTTCCTAAAACCGTAATAGGTTCTACAGAAACAATTTTCGCACCATTATAACCCGTTAGGGCTTCAATATCAGTCGTCATGCTAGTGCTTAACGCACCATCGTTACCTGCATCTGAAAAATCTTTAGGGCTGTAAGGGCCGATTACTTGTATCGCTTTTACCATAGTTGTTCACCGCCTCAATTGCGGTGTCCTATAGCCATGAATCTTCCGCCGCCCGAACCTGCTTCTGTAAAGTAAGCAGTTGTACCATCATAAGATACTACTACTGCTCTAGCAGTTGAATCATTCTCCATTGCTGTGAATGAAACAATATCTGCTAGATAGCCGGACAAATCTACGGATGAGTCGCCATTAGCGAATGTGCCTGTAACCACCATCAAATTTCCAAATACTGTCGGTCTGTTATCAAAACTAATTGCCATAAATCATCACTCTCCTGTTTCTGTTTCTATTGTTTGTTCTATTTCGTTAGTAACTTCTTCTACTACTTCTTCAACTTCTTCTTCCACAACATCTACTGTTGGGTTTAGAACTTCATCTACTAAAGTTAGAAGACCACTCTTAGTAACGTAAGCCCCTGTAGGTGTAACACCGTTATCGGCTAACCAAGCGAGGATGTCGCCTCTTTTCCAACCCGAATCGGGAATACCGTCATTACCTGCGTCTACGGTTATTCCTTCATCTCCGAGTATGGAAAATTTAGGCCCACCTATTGTTCTACGCCATTGGTCTAGCCACTCTTGAGATACTTCCCTTACTTCGCCTCTAGTAAAATCGGCGGCTGTAGGGTCAGCACATCTTCCATAGAAAGACGGCCCGTTGTAGCGTATTTGAGGCATTTAACTACCTCAGTTGTACATTACCAATACGTTGTGCTTTTGGGCTGTTGCGCCTGTAACTGTTACCACAAGACCGGAATAAGCCACCTTGTTAGCGGCGGCTGTTCCGTCTTGCTGTGAGGACATAACCATAAGTACGGATGAAATTCCACCCGCTAGTGTTACTGCGGCTGTGCCGCTTGCAGTAGTTACTTCCAACAAAGCCATCTTAGGTGCAGGGTCATACCCGTTTGCACCGTCTGAATTTGAGGCTTGGAATGTTCCCGGCCCACCGCCCGGATATGATACGTCTGCCGCACCGTCAAGCCATTCGCTAGTGTCGTGCGAACCCGCTCGGAGTTCCCATGCACCCAATACTGTTACTGCCGCGCTTCCGGCGGCTGTTGCTGTTATTTCTGTTGCCATATTTTTTCACCTTACCTATTATCTCCAATACCTCAGACCAAATCCCTAATGCTTCCCTGCGCACCGAAGAAAGTAGTCCATATTTCTCCCATAGTTCGGTAAAGCCCTTCTTGGCCTAGCCTGTTGATTGCGAATGGGTCGCCTGTTTCGATTCCCGACTCAAAGTATTGAGTTGGTATTGCTGTGCTAAAGTATAGATAGTCTGTATCTAGGAAGTATAGACGGCTGATTCCACCATCATCCGGCATATCCTTTGTTGGGATAATCGGTACACCATTGTAGGTTGCTACGATGAATCCGGCTTCAATGCCCGGTACACCCTTTACACCATTGTAGGTTGGGGTAACTCTCTTTTCTTCCATGAATCGCTGTTGCGACTGTAGTAGTTGCTGTAGCCTCATTAGAGTATCATATCCTGTTAGGATAACCTTTGGATTTCCACCACGTTCCCAAATTCTTTGGAATAGGGTATCTAGGTGGTCTAGACTGAATGTTCGGCGGTTTCCATCTGCGGAGTCCACACCACAATCCATTTCAGCATGACTCCATGAGTTAGCCGACCTGTCTATTGAGTAAATATCTAAGTCAGATGCGGCATCTACGTGAGTTGTTCCACCGGATGTTCGTAGTCCGGTTAGACCGGATGTTGTTCCATCTGCGGCAGTAACTCGGTCTAGTGACTCAAAGTTGTTACCTGCACCTGTGTCTACATCAGTTAGAAGCATCTTATTTACCATCTCAGCGTGGTGCTTACCCATTTCTTCTTTGAGTACAGCACGAATGTCGCCAAGTCCATCATCACGGTCTGCTAGGAAAATTGCTGTTTCAGACATATCGAATGTGTGAGCAATTGTCTTTGGCTTTGCACCAATGTGTTGGAAAGTAGGCTTCACAGTTTCCGGTAGGGTTGCATTCTCAGCAACTCCGCCATGTAGTGCGCCCGCGTTAGGCTTGGCGGTAATTACACGCCATCCCGACCTATCCCACGGTTTCTTTGGTAGAATTGAGAAAGCATTGAACTCTTGGTTCAATTGCGACCATACCTTGCGACCATAAATTGCTTGGTAAGTTCCTGCTGTGGTAGACAACATAGGGCTGTCTGCCTTTAGCAACTCACTTCCGGTGTATGAGTAACCCATTGCGTTACCTGCACCGTAGTAGTATCTCTCCATATCTGTTATTGTTCGTACATAATCTCTTGCCATATTTCTCACTCTCCATTGAATGCTCTATCTGCTAGAGCATGAACTTCATCCCAAGACATTTTAGCCATATCTTGAGTTGATGGAATATCTAATTGTGTTGTATTAACACTCTTTGCGATAGGAGTGCCTTCTTCAACCGATTCACCGGAAGCCATTGCATCAACACGCTCGGAAAGAGCGGCTATAGACTTGATAATTTCATCAAGTGGCCCTCTTGCATCGAAAGCGGCGGCCTGTGCCTTTGTGATTTCTTCTGCTCTCTCAGTTTCGTATCTTGAAGCAAATGTGTTCTCTAGAGAACCCCTAAACTCCTGCTCAAGTGCTGCGGCTTTGTAAACTTCGTAAGCCGCTTCAATGTCTGCATCACTAACTGTAGCAGGGGAAAGGAAGTCAGATTTCTCGACCTTTTCGCTTCCACCCTTGCCTGTAGTGCGCGAGATAGCGTTAGTAGAAGGCTTACCACCTTCTTGCGCTCGACCCTTGACCTGTGCCGCAAATCTTTCAGCACCATCATCTTTCAAATCTGAGCCAAGATTAGCCTTAGCCACATCATCAAAGTGGGTTCTTGCGGCTTCAATATCTACACCGCCCGACTTTAGAGTATTCTCCATCCAATCTAGGTAATCAGAAGTGATAATATCCGAAAATTCTTCGGATTTCTTCTTATCATCTTCATCATCCTTTTCATCAGACTTTGCCTTTTCCATGTCGTCATCTTTCTTATCGTCAGAATCATCTTTCTTGTCCTTCATGGCTTCCTTAAGTTGAGGGGGTAAACCCTTCTCCATATCATCAAGGCGGCCTTCAAGACGAGCAAGAACATCTCCTAACTGCTTCGTCATATCATCATTTTCTGTTTCGGTCATAATTTCACCTGTTTTATCTTCTTTGAGTATCCTAAATGTCGCTTCCGGGTTTATTCCTTTTTCACATATTGTTACTTCGTGTAATTCTAATTTACTAATTTCTTGATAATCGCCATGTTTTGGGTCGCTTTTTCTTACTCTTTTGAATGCTTGACCCCCGATACTAAAACCTCTTAGTTTGCCTTTTCTTATTTCTGCGGCAACTTCTTTTGCTTTTTCAATATCATCTCGGAGTTTGATTACTACAAACATACCGACATCATCAACTTCGCTTTTCCACACTCTCCCTTCGCTATCTGTATAATTAGGAACTACTTCTCCGACTTGTATATTTGAGTGTGCTAGTTGTACATTTCTATATTTTGGAACTTCCATGAATTTTCTAAATCCATCTTTTAATGCATTTTTAGTAATCAAATCTCCCTGCTTATCAACTAATTCTACGCTTGCGTAACCCGCCACTACCAACTCATTACCTGCTTTGAGCAGTACGATGGAATCATCGTCATATAGGTTAGTTGTGGACAACACACTAAACCTCTTTTGCTAAACAATACTATATCAATGAAGCGTAAGAATACTGTAATTTAACTACTATAATGAAAAAATTCATATTTTTCAAATTTAATTCTTAACTTTCTTTTTCTTAGGATAGTCTTCTTCTTTTTCGGGGTCTTGTTCCGGTCTTTCTTTCATATCCCAATCGGGTAATGTGGCTTCGTTATGTAATTGAGTTGGCCCTCTAGGACTATCTATATCGCTACCAACATCTATACCAAGCCCCTTTCCTGCGGTCATAGGGAATTGAGATTTTTCTAAAACATCTAAACTTCTTTCTAATACAGTTATTATTTGTTTCATCATTTTTGGTTTAAGAATTAAATTCGGGTCTTTCTTTGGCTTTAATATCCCTGCACTTTCTTCTTCTATTTGTCTTGCTCTATTGTCGGGAATAACTTCTTCTTCTTTTTCTTCTTTTAACATTTCATAGAAACTAGGCTTCCAATATTCTTCCAAACTTTTAGCCAACTTAAGAGTATAATCACTATTACTTAGTTCACTTATGGCTGAACGAGGATTTACAGGTTCACCATCTTTAATATTAAATTTCAACACATCATGCTCAAAATTCAACAAAAATACATTTTCTTTGATTTCTGTTGTAAAAGGAATAGGGAAATTATCGCTTGATTTTGTAAATAGAATCCATTTAGGATGTTTTTCTTCTCCTTTCATGTATGTGGATTTAGCATCTCTAATCAATATCTTAGAATCTTTATTTTCTTCTCTTAGATACTTGATTGCTGATTCTAACCCCTCATCATCGGTAACTCTTACAGTTGATGGGCTAGGAACAAATACATTTTCATGGCTATCGAATTGACTTCTTAGTAACTTCATTCTCTCTCTTGAATCCATGTCTGTTACATCAGTATCATCATAATACATCAAATCAATAATATGGATTCCGTCAGAATTTAACACACCATCCATAATGAAATCCCTAGAGCCTAGTTTTCTGATATAAGAGCGCATTTTATCACTAACACCCACTTTTTCATTTTTTGAATTTTTTAACTCAACATAAGTAGACTTCTTGGTAATCTTAACTCTTTCACCCATTTCCATAGCAGTAACAACCCATTCTCCTGTAAAACCCCTAAGTTGTTCTATATCCTCATAATCGAAAACCTTGTGATATGGCTCAATAAGAGGCATTTCTTTTGGTAACGATTTTGAAATATCCATATAATCTACAGATTCGGGAGTTGGGTTTTCGGGTGTGCCTCTTTCTACATTCATTTGTGTGGTTTGTAAATAACTTTCAAAGTTAGCAGGATTTTGTTGTACGGAATTTTGTAACGCCGAAAATCCTTCTGCACCTAGCATATATTGAATATCGTGTTCATTTACAGGTATTCTCAAACTTGCAGATGTTTTATCACCTATTGTTAAATTACCATTAGCATCAACCTTTCCACTTAAAGTAGGTTGCATAACATAACCATGATGCATTCTGTTAGCACTACTACTATGGTGTAAATAAGGAACAGCACCATTACCACTACGCACAGAATCTATGGCTACATTGGGAGTCTGAGTTCCACCCATATACTCAAATCCTGTAATATCTCCTACATCTTCTATGTTTTCCAAATCAGAAGCCATACCTTCATCATAAGAAACAATTTGATGAAGCATTCTTTTCATCTTATTTTTACGATTATTATATTTACGAGAATCTCCGCCTTTGTTTGTTTCTTCACCAAACAAACTCTTAGGAAGTTGATGATACTCTAACCCATAATTTTCTAATTCTTCCGGTTTAGCCAAATTCATTAGTGTATTAATACGAGAAATACGAGCATTATACGGATGGTGTCTAGCCTCTTTCACCGCTTCCATACCTTTACCCTTCAAACTCACTTCTTCATCAAAGTGTGATAAAAAATCTGAATGAGAATCAATTTCTTCCGGTAAATTTAATTTTTCCATATTAGGGTGTAATTTCAAATTTTGAGCCATTAAAGAACCAATAGTAGTGAGATGAGTCTTTCCTTGCGCTATAGCATCTTCAACAATTTTTTGATGGTGTTCATTAGGTAATATACCCATTTGCATTAGAGTCATCATAACATCACTTTCTTTGTCTATAGGCACACCAACATCAGATATTGACTGTGCTATTTTCTGATGGGGTGATTCACCCAATCTTGATTCTATACTTTGTTGAGTTTTTTCTCTATAATCATTAGATGGTGTGCTTAGACCATGTATTTCATGTTTAGAATGTAACGCTAGAAGTTCAGCAAGATGCCTAGCCTCACTAAGATTAGATAGTGCTTTAGAAGGATTACTATAATCAAAAGCATCGGGGTCTTTTTCTATCATTTTAGGCATTATTTGTTCTTTAGCCAATCTCAATAAAACATCGTCATCTGCATTTTTCTCCCTTAAATGGGGTATCAAATTTTGAGTGATAAATTGTTTTCCCCAATTCTTACTTAAGCCTTCTTTTTCACCCGTATAATAAGTATTGACTAAGTTCATTTTTTCCGCTTGTAAATTATCATATTCTTCTTCCAAAACATTTCTTTGCACTTTTATCTTATTCTGTAAAGCAGATGTTTCTTCGGGGTCATAAACATAATCTTCGTAATCTTGTTTAGCGTCATTCCATTTTTTCCCTTCGGAAAGTGCTTTTTCTGTTTCCAATAAATAATCGAAATGCTCTAATAAATCATTTTTTTCCCGTTCTATATCTCCAAACTTTCCTTCCGGGTCATATGCATCTAAGTTGCCTCTAAGCAAAAATTCCGCCAAACCTGCACTATCACCAACTTCCGGCATTGGTGCTTTTCCATTTAATATATCCATAATAGTATAGTTTCTTACAGGAGAACCTAACAAAACTCTATTTGTAGCAGGGTCTATATCTCCCGGCTTATGATATAATCCTCTCATAACACCATCTCGTAAAATAATAGATGAATTATTAGCAATATTAGTATCGTAAATATAGCCG